TTGAAATGTACTCACTTAAGATTGAAGTTAATTCTGCTTCAGCGTCAATTGAATGATAAGCATTAAGATCTTGAGCGAACTCAGGCGTCCATTGTGCTTTCAATTTACGTGTTTTAGCAGCAACTGTGTCAGATCTTAGCTGAACATTGATTTCAGGAATTTCTTGTCCTGATACACCAGCAGCTGGGATTGAATCTTCAAAGTCACCTCTGTCATCCAAGTTATCTGGTCCTTTTACATAAGATACAACTATACTGTTAGTTCCAGCTGTAATTGTTTCTGCAGCTGTCATACTTACAACAAATTGTACTTCTGTACCTGATCCATTATCTTCTAATCTAGTAAATTGTGGTTTAACTGAATTTGCAGTTATACCAAATCCACCTGAAGTAATTTGGAATGTTTTAACCGCTTCTGGGTCAAAGTCTGTAAGGGAAGCTGTAGGAACTGAAACTATTCTTAAAGTTGCTGCGTTTGCTGTTTCCGTTCCAAAAGTACCTGCATTTGAAGCTGAAAACTCAGTATCTCCTTGTAAAATTCCTAAGAATGTAGCTGAAGATGTAGTAAGTTGACCTGCTCCTGAAATAGCATTATTTGTAAATGCACCTACATCTGCAACTGTTACTGAACTCTGAGTAATAGAGTAAGCATACTCACCAGCACCATAAAGACCTTTATTAAATGCACCATCAGTTCTCTTAAGATCTGTAGTAGCACCATATAAAGATTCATTAGCTGCTTTAAAGTTTTGAGCTGTTCCATATTGGAAGTCAAGGTAGAAAATTAATCCTGCTGGTAAGTTCATTGGTTGAACCGATACTAAATCTTTAGCTACGATTTCACCAAATACTCTTCTTACTAATGGAAGAGCTACACCCGCCCATGCTTCAGAATTACCTGTACTAATTGAAGTACCGGTACCTGTAGAACTTGCTTCGTTTACAAGCTGTTTAGCTTGATTTTCTAATAACATTGCCATGTTATTCTTTTCTGTTGAAGATTCAATTCCTTCTAAAAGTCCTGATTTATCCCATTTACCAGCTAATTTAGCTGATTGCTCGGAAAGAACTTGATAAGGGCTTGCACCTTCTAATAAATTATTTACGTTCATTTCGTTTTTAATTTTTTTATTATTGATTTATTTTAATGTTTGCTAGTTTTTGCATTCTAGTCATCATGTCATTTGATTCGTTAAGAATTGGTTTCTTTGGAGCTGTAGATATTCCTGCAGCTTTTGAAGCCATTCCCAAACCTTCTTTGATTGATCGTTTTGGATTTGTTTTCTTTCCTTTTGAAATAGTAAACGTGTCCTTAATTGTTTCGTAAATTAACTTAGCTTCTTTAATGTTTGACGCATTGTCTAAAGTTTCAACTACACGTAGTTTTTGTGCTTCATTCAAATTGTTTGCTTTAAAGATTCTATTAACATAAAGTAATTTAGAGTTTAACAAATTAACTTCGTTAAGTTCAGTAGTAACTGTTTCTAAAGCGCTTCTAGTTTCTTCAAGCTCTTTATCTTTAGCTGTTTCTTCCATTCTCTTAGTATCACCTGCTGTTTTACCTAAAGATTGCATCATTGCTAATGCTTTAGCTACTTTTGGATATTTAGCTTGAAATGCTGGATCTTCAGCTGCTACTTCTAAAGCACTTAAACCACCTGCTGCTGCAACAATACCTGCAATACCTGCTGCTACACCAACAACTTCGTTAGTTTCTTCAGCTGCTTCGTCCATTTTGGCGTCAACATCATCTGATATATCAGATTTCATTTTACCCATCATTTCGTTAACTTCATCTTCTTCGTTTTCGTCTAAATTGTTAATTTCCTCAAGAAGAGCATCTAAGTCAAAATTTTCATTTCCTTCATGAACATAATCAGCTGCGTAACCTGCACGGTTAGCTGTTTCTGCACTGTAGTTAACTTCCATTTCTTCTAAATTTTCTTCTTTGTCATCTTTAGCTTCATCAACAGTGTCTTCATCGTCTTTTTTACCTTCTTCAACTTTGTCGTCATCGTCTTTTTTAGCCTCATCGACTGTTTTGTCTTTAGGGTCATCACCTTCTTCTAATTCTAATTCATTAAGAATTTCTTCCAAATCAATTTCCTCATCTAAATCAGCTGTTTGGTCTTCCATGTAAGTTTCTTCCATATTTTCTTCGTCTTCATCCATGTAAGTTTCCTCAATTCCTTCTACATTTTCTTCTAAATCTTCTTCGTTTAATTCTTCAGATAATTTAGCAGATAACATAGATTGTAATCTAGGTGTAAAAGCTTCTTCTAATGCGGCTTTTGCATTTGCAAGAGCAACTTCACGAACTGCTTTAGCGTCAGCGATAGCCTCTTTTAAAATGTTGTTTGCCATTTTATTTTGGTTTTTTCTCTTTCGAGTCTCGTTAATATATTATACGGGAAATAAGGTTATTAAGAACCTTAATAGGGTTATAAATAATCAGGGACGGCTTATTGAGAAGCGCGTATGTTTGAACATACATATAACAAAAAAATAGAAAACAAAAGAGGCGCCGAAGCGCCTCTCTTAATAAAATATGTTAATTAAAACTGTTATTTCTTGTTTGTAAAAAATGATGCTACTAAGATTAAAACTACTAATCCTACGAAACCACCACTACCAAATCCATTTACTAATGAAGTTAGGTTAGCGATTACATCCATTCCAAATACTGTTCCGCCTGTTAAAACGAACCAAAGGATTGATACTGGAATTAAAGCCATAAATAATGTCCCTAATCCACCTAAAAATCCACTTACTGTTGAAAATACTTTTTCCATTTTTTTAATGCCTGTTACCAGGACTTTTTTTAATTAATACTTGTTTAAAATTTGTAAGACAAACCTAAGTTGAAAGTACCATCTCTTTCACCATTTTCATCTTCATTTAAACCCATACTATAGTTAGGTTCAACACAAAGACCTTTCCACACATCGAAAGAATAACCAAGTCCAACTACTAAGTTGTCCATTATTTCTTCTGTTGGTGTTTGTACTGAAACGAACATATTTGAGTTCCAGTTGTAACGGCCCCATAAATCGTAAGAAGTTTCGCCTTCAGCGTCTTCTCCCGCTTTTACTAAACCAACAATACATTTATCGTTTACTAAGTATCCGATACCCATGTTGTCAGTAAAATTTGTTGTACCCCATTCTTCGTTCAAATCGCTGTCAGGAGTGTTTACAGTAGTAACTACCATAAATTGAGCTGATGCTGCAAATGTTGTTAGAATTGCTACAGCTAGTGTCATAATTAAATTTTTCATAATTTTTGTTTTAGTTAATATTTATTTTAATTGTTGAAAACGAGAACAGCTGACTACCGTTCTTGTGCTATTGAAGTACCTTAGTACTTTATGTATTTTTAATCTCTCATTGAGTTTAATTTGTTTTATAACCTTTATTGCTTGACATACATATAACTTAATTTTGGAGAACCCACGTTTTTTCGTAGAAATTTTTAGGAAGTGAACAATTGAATGTTCATAACTAACATTTACACATTCCTGTGTTATCGCATATAATGTCGCGAATTATGTTATTTACATTTGTATATTTGTATTCTGGTATTACTTTACCTTCTTGTAAAGCACGACCTTTTGGAGTCATAAATGCTCCTTGTGTTGATGGTGTTGAAACAAAATCCCAACATAATAATTCGAAATCATCTTGTACCTCAACTGTACCTTCAGCTAAATTTTCTGAAACTGAACCCATACCACGAGATGAAATACCAACTGTGATACCTGAAGCAAATAAAGCTTTTAATATATTCCCTGCAGGTGTAGGTAATACTTCAACATCACCCATTACATCATCTCCATCCCACCAACATCTTTTAATATTATGTGATACATTTTGTAAATTAATTACTGAAGATTCTGGGTGATCTAATTCACCCATTGCACGGTTTTCTTTTACTGGGCCCTCCATATATGCTGTAATTTCTCTAGCTAAAATTTCTTTTGGATAAACTCTACCATTTTGGTTTTTAGCTTCAGCACGTTGTAAAACACCAGTAACTACTAATGATCTATTTTCTTTAATAGAACGTTCTACTAATTGTTTGTCTACTTGAAATGGTCTATATTCTTGTAATAGCATATTATTTCTTTTTTTTCTTTTTAAAAGCGTATGGTGTCATATATCCTTCACCCGAACCTGCATTAAATGAAGCACCTGTACCTGTCATGCTTGCTTCATCAACTTCTTTTTTAGCAGAAAAATGTTTTTCCATTATTTTTTCTACAGTTTCATAATCTGGTCCCTCATTTGTTTTTTTCTTTAATTTATCTAAAAATGTACTTACAGTTTGTTTTAAAAAACCTGGATTATAATCACCTGCATGGTGTTCATCTAAACCATCATAATTTCTTTGTTTAAGAGCAGCCATAATAGCATAAACAGCGTCTTGCATAGTATAATCATATCTATCTGCCATTGCTCTGATAAAACTATCTACCTTTCTAGATACTTCTGGATTTAAACTTTCAGTTAAACGTTGTTTAGCTTGCCAATCGTGTATATTAAATTTTTTACTCATTATAATTTTTTCTTACGTGTGTTCTAAATTTATTATATAGTTCTTTTAATTCTTCAGATATTTTATATAATACCATATCGTCTGGATTATTATCTGATAATTTTTTCATATCCTGAGCTTCTGCTTCTATATCCTTAACCATATTATTAAAAGATGGTTTTTTAACTACTTTTGATGTTATTTTTCCAGTTTCAGGATCTGCTGGGTCATCAACAAAATAATAATCTTTTTCTCTATTTTTTGCCTTATTTCCTTTAGCAGGATCTCTATCTGATTTTAATTCAGTTAGAGTTAATTCATTAATATTATATATGTCTAAAAGGCTAACCATGTATAGTTTTTAACTCATTTACTAATTCATAATAGTTAAGTAAGTTAATAACATTATCATCATTTACAGATGATTTTTTACATAATGGTTTAATCATATCTCTAGTTTCAGTTAATTTTATTACTACTGCTTTATCTTCTATCTTTTTAGAAAATTGTGTAATTGTTTTTTTAACTTCTTTAATTTCTTGATTGAGATAAGATTTAAGAGAAGGACTATTAGTAACGCTGTTAACATATTCTTTTAATAATGTTTTTTGGTTATCTTGTAAACCACTATATCTGTCATTGAATTTTTCAAGTAAGACTTTATAAGTAAGTAATCTTGCATCTTTATCTTGTTTATTAAAATTTTCTAAAACAATATTATTTTTAACCTTTATCTTTTTTTCTGTAATATGTTCTAAAATTGTTGTTTTAGAATTAACAATGGATAAAGGTGTTGCTTTTTTATTTTCTAATAAATTAAAAATAGATGCCATTACTTTATAATCTGTGATTTTAGCTTTAAAAAAATCATTTACATTATATGTGTCTCTAATTTCTTTAATTAAATTATATTTTTCTCTTCTTAACTGGCTTTTATTTAATTTCCCATGTGCTTCTACTAATGTATTAATTAACATTGTAGCTTGTGTATCCTTATTATACTTTTGTGTAGCTAAAGTATGGTAAATTTTATACTCTTTTAATAATTCTGTTTTTTTATTAAAGTGTTTTTTTAAAAAGGACAATGCTTTAGGCTGAGTTCCTGCAATAGTATCAGAAGTCAACTGTCGAGTGAGGAGTTCAAATAAAATTCCAGTATTCTTGTACTTAGAATGTTTTACTTTCATGTTTTATAAATTCGAATTTATCGTATATAAATATAAACCTATTCTTGAGGCTTAATATTTTTTTCACTTAAAAGACCACTTTCGTTTTCTTCTCTTAAAATTTGTTTTTTATTTATTAATTTTTGAAGAGATTTTTTAAGACTTGCAGCTTCAAAAGTAGAAACTTTATTACCATCTGAGGGTTTTTCTAGTTTAGCTGTTGATAATCCTCCTTTACCTAATGGATCTCTACTAAAATTACTTTTATCCGAACCATAATTTTGAGGTTTTTCAGTTGGTCTTCCTGGATCTTTCTCATCATATCCTGTTGGAACTTGGGCGGGTCCTACTGCTTTGTCTCTTTTATTACCATACAATGAAGCTAAATCATGGGGGGTACCATAAGATATACCTGATTCTGCGGGATCATTTCCTTCATTTTCAATTTGTGAAACTCTAAATTTACTTAATGCTTCAATAACTTGTTGATCTACTTCTCCTTCATATTGATCAGGAGATAACCCAAATACATTTTCATAAACCCATTCTTTTGAAAATAAACCTTTTTCAATCATATCACCAGCAACTGCAGTTTTTGCTGTAAATAATTCTACTTTTTCTTGTTCATATATAATTGATGGTGTAGTTAATTCTAAAGAAAAATCAACTAATTGTTCATCTGTAAAGCCTTGTGAATATAAGTGTACTAGTGCTATTTTAGTTAATTCTGATTCAATAATTCTTTGAACACGTTCAACTGTTCTAGCAAATCTAACATCCATACCTGCTAATGTTGATTTTCCTTCTACTCCTTCCTCGTAACCTAAAAATGGTTTAGGAATTTTTAAGGCAGCCATCATTTTATGTTTTAAATATTCAACATCCGTTATACCATCATAATCTAAACCTTTTGTAGTTTCAATTCTTGTTGAATTATCATTACCTCTTACTGGAATATAAAAATCCTCAGTAATATTTTGCATATTATATTTTAAATTATAATCACCCGTTGCTTGGTCAATATAAGGTGTTTTTTTCATTTTATTAACTGTTTCGGCCATAAATTGTTCTACTTGCTCTGGGGGAATAGCTCCTACATTAATATAGAATGTTCTTTTTTCAGGTGCTCTCATAATTCTATGAATTAACATAGCATCTTCCATTAACATTAATTGTTTAAATACTTTACGAGCAGGTTCAAGATATGATCTACCATAAGGAAGATAATTAGAATCTGTAAGTAATCTAAAATGAGCAACTTCATAATTTTCTAATTGAAATTGATCTCTTCTAATTGTATTAGTTGCACCTGAAGCCAAACCATTAGGATCCATTGTAAAACGAGTGTATGCCGGATTATCAGGATCTGTTCCTTCTTCTCTTACTACTTCATATACTGATAAAGGTATAACATTATATACACCAAATTTTTCAGAAACTTCCATTTTTAAATAAAAGTCTCCATATTTACACATGTTTCTAACCCATGTAGATAAATTAAATTCTACATTTAAAACATCATAAAATAAATTTTGTAATACTTTTCTAATATTTTCATCAGCTGATTGAATATTTAAAACATTTCCAAATTCATTTCTAGTAGTACATTCATCTGAAATTATATCAAGTGCTGCTGCTATAATAGGATCATGATCCATTGCTTCATAATCACTATAAAGTTGAAGTCTCATTGACTGATAATTCAGTGTAGGATTATATTGTAGTGATGATCCTTGAGGTTTATGTAAACGTGTAAATCTGTCGTATAATGAATTTGTAGCTAGATTTCCATATTTTTGGATCCTACCTGTGTCCATTACTTTTAATTGTTTTCCCCCAACGTTTCTTATTATTACGTCGCTTGAAAATAATCGTTGTAATCTTGAAAATAAACTAGTATCTGCCATTCTTTTTGTTTGTTATAAATATATTAAAGGAGCCAAGTCAAATCTTGGTGTCCATGTTTTCCCATATCTTGAGACCAACCTGTCTCTTTTTTATTTGCTCCCCCTGTGTAAACACCAGAGGAACTTTTTGACCAATTACTTAATGCTGCTCTTGTTATGTCAACTCCTTGTTGTGCAAATTTAAGTGCAGTATCTCTTACATAACATGCTGTTGCTAAAGACATTACTAAATCATCATTATATCCCATTTGGGCTTCTGCTCTTCCATTCTTCCAAATAAAAGTACGCATTTCTTCTAATGTTCTTTTTCCTTGAATTAATATTGATTTTTCTCTTAAATAAGCGTCTAATTTTCCTATTGTTAATGGTCTTGTTTTCATACTCATTGTAAAACCAGGAACCATTTTTGTTGTATCTGTTATATCATATCCTTTAGCTAAAAATGAATCTGCATTTGTTGATGCATCCCCCTTAGGTGAATAATATAAGTTAGTATAACCTTTATCAATTATTACCTGAATTGTATTCCATCCTATATTAGCATTTTCAACTACAAGTAATGCATTATTATATTCAGTTGCTATTGCAACTAACATATGACCAAATTCTTTAGTACCAATTTGTGCTTTAAATTCACCAATTTGTTTTGATTCTTCAATATCTATAACATGAAAGGCAGAATAATCTTTACTGTCACCTCTAGCAACATCTGCTGTTATTATATACTTTCTTGTATAATCTGGATATTCCCAAATGTGTAAATTACCTTCTATACCTCTTTTTTCTATAGGATTACATATATTAGAAGCTTCAATAAATTTTAGTATTTCTGCTTCAAATACAGTATTACCAGAAGTAGAAAAATCACAATCACATTCTTGTGCTGCCATTCTTAAACCTAATTCATCATCTTGTTTATCTCTCCATTCTTGATTTCTTTCTGGGTGTACTGTCCATGGTAATTTAATAGGTACAAATCCATTAGATCCTTCTTCTGCCTTATTCCACATTCTATGGAAAAAGTTACCTGTACCATTTGGTGTAGATAAAACTATTGCTTTACCCCCCGTTGATAATGTTTGTTGTGATGAACCCCAAATTTCTTCAATTCGATTTTCTTCAATAAAAGCTGCCTCATCTACAATTAGTAAAGAAATTGCTTCTGATCTACCAGCATCACTTGCTGCAGATACTGCCTTTACTTGAGAACCATTTTTAAGTCGTAGTGCTAATTTATTATTTTCTACAAACCCAATTTGTAACCAAGAAGGTAAATTATCATACATAAATTTAACCTTTGTTACTAGATTTTTAGCTGTGTCTTGTTTAGTTGCAACAACTAATATTGCTTTATCTTTTTGAAATACCATCATCCATAATGAAATTCCTGCGGATAAAGTCGAAATACCTAACTGACGAGATTTAAGAATAATACTTCTATCATTCTTTTGTAACAAGTTTAATGTACCTTCTTGAAATGGAAATAAATTAAATTGTACACGGCCTCTTGTTGGGTGTTGAATCCAACAGTATTTTCTCATAAAGTAAACAGGATCTTTAGCACATTTAATGTACTCCTGTTTTATAATTTGTTTAATGTTTGGTTGGGCCATAATATATGTTATACATATTGAGCTACTATTTTTTTAACTTGTTCTACACGTTCTTCTACAGTACCTTTAATAGTAACAGTATTACTTCTATACATTTGTATAATTGTTTTTATTTTATCATCAATTGCTGTTCTATATTCTGCGTTTGTTTCTCTAATTCCATTATCTTCTATTTCAACTCCTTCAGGAGAAACATAAAATAAAATATCATAATCCTCTATTAAATAATATAAAGTAGCATTTAAATAAAATTTTTCATGATCCTCCATTGATTCAGACAAGTCACAAAATGCCATAACATCAATAATTGTTCTGTCAGTTATAATTTTTTCTTGCATTAATTCAGCTGCTCTTTCAGAAGCAAAAACTAATTGTCCTTTTAATGTACTGTCTGTATTTAAAGGTATGCCTAAATTCATTAAATGTTTAGAACGTTCTGTTCTAAAATGGTAATCTTTAAATTCAGGTAATTCAGCTAAAGCATTAACTAAAGTTGTTTTACCTACACTCATTGTACCACAAAAACCTATTTTCATATTTTATTTTTTATTTTTAAGTATATCTGGATTTTGCTTAATTGTTTGAATAGTAATTAAGTCTTTTAATTTTGTTGTTGACCACCCATGTGATCTACTTGTATATATAACCTTAGGAGGTAAATCATCTCCTGTAAATGAGTCTGCTTTACCATCATTACCATCCCATATATAATCTTCTCCTAAAATCCTAATATCAGGTTTAAAGAATTTTATTAAATGTATTAAATCTTCTTCTGTTTGATAGGTGTAAACTTCATCTATATATTGTATTGCCATTAATGCTCTATATCTATCATGTAAAGGGATAACCGGTTTATATTTTGAGTGTCTATGTAATGAGGGATCATCTTGAAGAAATACAATAAATTTATCACAATGTTTTTTTGCTTCTTCAAAAGTAATTATATAACCAGGATGTAATAAATCAAAATTACCCGCTGTAAATCCTGTTATTGTTTTTTCTATCATATTAATTTCTATGATTTTGTCCTTTAGCAGCTGGTTTTTTATACCAAGGTAAACCTTCTTTACCCTTCATTATTTCATTCCATATTTCATAATCATACTCAATACCATTTAAATAGTATTCTTTTCTTTTTTGTTCTTTATTAACTAAAGCTGGACCTTCTTCATTATGAAATACTGTTCTGTCCCCCATTTGTAAAGCACGAGCTATAGTTTTAGTACCATCTTCTTCAATTTTAGATACTTTTCTAACTTTAGCTTTAGGATTAATCCATTTTTTAATATTTTGTAGTTCTTCAGCTAAAATAGCTGCTTTTTGTTCTTTTGTTAAATTAACCATATTATTTATTTAATTTATTAGTGTTCTCTTTTGGCATTGTTAATCCACCTATAAGATTTTCATGCATATCACCCATTTCATGTGGTTCTTTATTATTAGCAGGATCATTTAAAAATTCATCTAATTCTTTATCTAAAATTAGAATTTGTTCTGCTACTAATGTTCCCTGTGCTCCTGATACTGTTATACCTCTTGCTGATAATGCATCACCTACAAAATGAACATTGGGAAACCTAGTTAAACTTAAATCATTGTAATTAACTAAAGGTTCAGGTGATAAATATTTTACTTCAGGCATGTAAATTCCCCAATCTTTACCTAATGTTGGAAATACTTTTTCTAAATCCATAATAAAATCTTCAATATGTATTGCATAATCTCCAATTGCATCATATAAAACATCTATACTGTCTACAACATGACATTCTACATAATCTCCTTCTGATGTTTTAGATGGAACTCTGTTTGAAGGTGAGTAAAACATTCCTACACCTTCATGTTGTAATTTGTCTACTGCTGCTCTTGACCAATCAAACGGCTTATCAATATCTCTAATTTCCATTAATATACCAAAATTAGTCATGTCATTTCTAAATGCTTCATCTTTCTTAGCATGTCCATTGTAACTAACATCACCATAAGTGTGTTCAGCTGCAACGTAAGCTGCATTGTTGTTTGTACAAAATGATCTTAATGATACGCCTTTTTCTTCAAACTTTTGATATAATTTAAAATCATAACTAATATCAATTAACTTTTGGAAATGTTCTTGTGGTGCTTCAAAACGTACACCAATTTGTACTGATTTGGGTTCTGTAGGTAATTCATATTCTTCAGCTAATTTTTTTCCAAAGTCAATTCCTGATTTTCCTACGCCAAATATAAGTGTATCATAATCTTCCCAACCACCATCATACATTACTATATTTTTATCAAAATCAATTGATGTTACTTTAGTTTCCCATATAAATTCTACACCTTTTTCTACTAAATAATCATGCCAATTCTTGCCAATTTCATGTAGATAATCGGTTCCAACATGCCATACGGGGAATAATCTTAAACCAAAATGTGGTTTGATAAAATCGGGTTCTTCTTGGGGATCTGAACATTGTACCTCAGATGGGTTTGGGTGGAAACGTTTAAAATTATCAATTACTTGATCAAATAATTCCATTGCTTTTTCTTCACCACAATATTTACTCAATTGACCCCCAATTGATGTGTGATAAGTTAATTTACCATCAGACCATCCACCAGCTCCTAAAAAACCTCTCATTACATCTGCTGCGGGTCTTCTATATGGGTCTAAACCCATGTCAATAATGGTAATTTGTCCATCAAATCCATTATCTACTAATTTTGTAGCGGCATTTACACCTGCAACACCTGCTCCCACAATTACTACTT